CTTTCGGGTCGCTTTGGTTTGCAAATCGCAAATCACGATTCACATCTCTCTGGAGGATCTATGGGCACGAGATTTACTGATAGTCGTGTTACCGGCCATTACTCATATACCGATTACAACCCCAACGGAAGTTCTTCCGGTGGGGGCGGTTCTGGTTATGATCGTAAGGGTTCCGGTGACTATAAGTACATCTCCGACGTTTCGACGCCGAACTATGCTCGTAGAAAGGCCGCGGGTGAGGTGATTATGAACCCCGTCACAATCATGACGGAGAACAGAGTCTCCACACCTGTTTCCTGGTCTTTCGGTAACCACCCTGTATGGGGAACCAGAACTTTTTCTGGAGACCTTGCGCTGTATGTTGGCAAAACTAATGCCTCTATACGACCTTCGTGGTATACTGTTGATGTCGGACGTGCCAAGACGGAAGCTATAAATAATGCTTTCGCCAAAGCGTACTCTTCCGATGCCCAGCTATTGGTTACAATGGCTGAAGCTAAGAAGACGCTTGACATGCTTCGAAATCCCTTCGGAACGGCCCGCGAGCTGATTGACAAAATCAATTGGCTCTATGGTCGTAAACTTCAGGGCCTTTCGGATACCCGTAAGGCATGGGACGCAGCACAAGCTTTTGCCTCTGCATGGAACGAATATCGATTCGGCTGGAAACCAGTCTTATACGATATCCAGAACATCCAGAAGGCCTACGCTAGTGCAGTTTCCAGTGTTCAACCTGAACGTCTTGTGTTTCGCGCCGGGTCTAAGCTCCAGTACAACAATTCTGGAGCGTACAACCCAACAGTCCCAGGACTCACGTCCTGTCAAACGGATTATTCGTTCGCTTGCGAAACGAAGGTGTCTGCTGGGGTTATTATCAGCATATCACCTGGATCCAACTACCACTCTGCCGCAAACAGGTTTGGGCTTTCGCTCAATAATGTTCCTGCGTCAATTTGGGAGTTGGTCCCATATTCGTTTGTTGTGGACCGGTTCGTTCGTGTCGGTTCTTGGTTGCAGGCTAATATACCTTCTCCAGGAACTTCTGTGTTAGGTAGCTGGTGCAGCACCGTCGATGAATATACTCTGACTTGCAACGTCTTGTCAGGGTCTATCTTCGTCGCTAATGCACCTGCCACTACTTATACACAGGGCAACGGGGGTTCTTATGTAGAACACATAAAAACTCTCGAACGAACTGTTGGACACAAACCGTCGCTCATTCCTGCCTTGAACACGCAGGATTTGAGCATTTCCCAATGGGTCGACCATGCAGCGTTAATTCTACAACGCCTGCAAGGGTTTCGACCCAAGAAGTTTTAACTTCATGAGGTGTTCGAATGGGCCTGAAAAACATGTCCCTTCTGTCTGGTGGTACGGTTAGCACCACAGGCGGTACTGCAATGGTTTTCACCGATGATGGTGTTACCATCCAAAACGGTGTTCATCTCGTCGTCCCGGCAACGGCCGATTACCGCGTTCGCGAATCTGCGACCGCAAAGTATCGTCCGCCGTCGGTTCAACCAGATGGTTCGTACAGCAAGGATAAGAAACAAATTAGCTTCAATGTTCCTATGATCCTTGCCAGTGGAAAGATCGTTAACAACACTATCCGTGTTGAGCGCGAAGTCCACCCCGAAATGTCCGCAGCGAACGTCGCCAATCTTAATAAGATTGGCGCCCAGCTGTTGACGGATACCGATTTGGACAACTTCTGGACGGCTGGTAGCCTGTCCTAAGTTGTTTGCCTGAAAGGAGCAATCGAATGTCAGTCCGACAAACGATTAACCGAGTCACAGACAAGTACTCGACTGACATCGCAGCTAGAAATATGCTGAGATGTCTGGTTGATGACTTCTTCGATGGGTCGTCTAGCATTGTGTATTCTAATGCGACGACGATCCGTTCCACGATAGTCTCTTCCTATACAGCCCTTGATCCTTATCTAAGAAAGAAACAGATACAGATCGAGGAGTTGTTCAAGAAGTACAAATTCGAAAAGGATTTGTACTCTCAAGAGGATCTTATTCGGATGTCCATAGAGAAATTTATGGACAATCAGAATAGGATCGCCACCTTGGTCATACCCGACGACGATCACTTTTTGAATGACGTAATCGGTTACGCACGAGGATGGATTGACAATGTCTTAAAAGACTTTGACACTCTCGAACATCTTGAGGAATGCTATTGGGCGAAGAAGGCCTCCGTGGGAATTCCGTCTGCGAAAGCCAGTATTGGCGAGCGCATGACGGTTCCGCTTTCGGGGAGCCGCGATCACATAGAATGGTTCCGCCACATTTACTTGCGGTGGCACCATACCATGGATAGTCATATCCGTGGTCAAGCAGACGATCATAGTCTGTATGTCGAATGTGATAGCCTCAACGCTTCTTTAGTCGATAAAACGTTTAAAAGTCTTCGTATGATTGTACCCAATACCACAATCGGAGGTTTGTACTCCAATGGTCTTGGAAAAGTCATCGAAAACCGCTTAGCGCGTGCGGGGTACGATATCAAGAACCTTCAGCAAGTTCATGGTATTCTCGCACGTGAAGGGTCAGTCACTAATAAACTGGTGACTGCAGACCAATCTCTTGCCAGTGATAATATCACCGTCGAGCTGGTCAATCTACTTCTCCCCTTCAGATGGGCGCGAGCCCTATCTAAAGGACGGATCAGTAAGATAGTGTTGCCTGATATGACCACTGTAGATAGTAAAACGTTTTCTACCATGGGCATAGGCTTCACCTTCCCTTTGCAAACGTTATTATTCCTCGGCGTCCTCCACGGTATCCGCCTTTCGGCGAATATTCGAGGAAAATGCACGATCAGCGCTTACGGTGATGACTTGATCTATGATCATCGTCTTCATCGCCACGTTGTCCGTGTATTTCCCATGCTCGGTCTCGTCCTCAACGAGGATAAGACTTTCGCATGTGGGCCGTTCCGGGAAAGCTGCGGGCAAGATTTTGTCCGTGGCTTCGACGTTCGCCCGTTCCAATTAAAAGGTTCGGGCGGCTACCTGTCCCCTCGCAGGTATGAGGCCTTCCTCTATAAGGCCATCAACGGACTTCTCCGTAGATGGCATTATTCGGAAGTTCGGTTTACCATAGAATACCTTATGAATCAGGTGATTATCTCTCGCGGCGGTAAACCGCCCTTGTTGATACCTTCTGATTATGGGGATTCTTGTGGTATCCGCTGTGCTTGTGATCTGGGGACGGATTTTCTATTCCGTCGCTTCGATCACGGATGGCGTTTAGTCCGTGGTTTGATTACCTTTCCCTATCTTCGGTTAATCCCGAAGTATGTCAAGGAGACCAACCATGGGCCTTACGCCATCAACCGTCTTTATGAGCTTGAAAAGCTTCATAGAATTCCTGGTGCTTCTGCCCCAGGATCCTTGGACGGTCCTTCTCATTATCTTTCTCTTGTACATGATTTATCGTGCACGTTCGAGTGGATCGCGAGAAGCAAAGCAGAGCAACCGCGTAACTACCGGTCAAAACTGACCGGTAGACGCCTCATCCTGAAGGACCCCTTCCTCTTGAAGGAGGGTGGTAGATTTAAGGAAGAGCTGGGGGTCACAGTCGCGTGGCCCTAAGATACTCGTGAGAGTATGGAGCTGTA